GTAGTGTTGTTTACCCACTCGGCTGCTGCCTGCTTTGCTGTTGCTTTATCTTTTATCTTCTTAAATCCTACAGGTCCTCTGACGCTTTTCTTTGGTTGCATTGGCATTATACTTTCCCCTTATCCGTAGTGTTCTATCCATTGTTCTGCAAAGGCTTCATCTAAATTAAGCGAAGTGCGTTGAGCTTTCTGTGCTCTTGTTGACCATCTGTTTGGTGCAAATTGTCCTACTCTAGAACCTTGTTGCATCAACTCACGAAAGCGAATGATTGTAAACCATAGTGCCATAACACAGTCTGTTGGGTTTCTGGTGTCTGGCTTCCAGGTGATGAGTTCCTGGACTAAAGTTTTTAATCCTTCTGAACCTTCGTTAGAAGGGAGTTCAATAATGTTATTATCTTGGAATCTACCATCTCTGAGACTTCCAAATAGTGAAGCCATAGAGGCTACACCAAAGCCCACATCCCATTTGTTCTTACCCGTGAAGTGTGAGTTAAGTTGACACCCATACTGAGCGAGAAAGTTTCTAAGGTTATCATCCAGGGCATAGGCCTTCTGGTGCGCGTTGATTTCAATTCTAAGTTCTTGTGGCTTATACTTCTCAACCCATTCTTCAATGAGGGCTTGAATCTTCATTGGGTTGGGGTCAATCATATTGATACAATCTAAAACATATATCTTACCATCGGCTCGGTTGTAAGAAGCAACCACAGCGCCTGTAGCACCTGCCATAGCAGGGTCAAGACCAATGATAGTATACATTGAATCTGTATTCTTGGGGTGGCCAGGGACACCCGCTTTTAAATTACCACGCCTGCGCATACCATTAACAGAACCTGCTATGCAGGCTGGGGCAAAGATAGAATCCGATTGGACATCTTCTTGCTGGTATACCATAGCCCAGATTGATGGGGCTACCTCTGAGCGTCTTTTGAAAAGAGATGGACCATCCCACTTGGGGTAGAGACCATCTTCAAACTGCTCATCAATTTCATTCTCTTGCATATTGGTTTTAGGCCAAAGCGTAACCCACTTCTCAGGGTCCTCATCAAATGCCAAAACGGCTGGCATAGCACAGTAGGTAAATGGTGTCTTTCCACCCGTCCATTGTCCACCGTCACGAATCATCTTATAAAGGTCAATAGGTGCGACACGGGTTCCTACTATAAGCAGTTTTCCGTGCCGACCCAATCGCGTGATAACTTCCTTTTGAAGCCATTCGATTTGCTTCTCCCACTCATGGGCATTTGAGTTCATCACAACGTCGTCTAGGATTATCAAATCGGCGCGTGCGCCATAGATTTGAGAACCAAAGCCAAGGGCTTGAACTGTTGGGTCTTTCTCGCCTGAGTCTCTACCCGTACCTAAATAAATCATATCTGCAGACCATTGAGTTGCATCTGCTTTGTAGCCACCATTCGGGCCAAAGGCCGTCTGGAGTTTCATATATGCTGGGTGGCTTAATCTTGTCTTAATTGCTCCAAGAAATTTGCGTGCCATACCTTGAGTCTTAGATACGATAATGACGCGAGCATTAGGATTAGTAACAATAGTGTAGAGTGTGTAGTTCGTCGTGATGGTCGTTGACTTAGCATGTTCTGGTGGCACGTTAATGAGAACGCGCTTGGGGTCTCCTGGTTCATAAGTCATGCCCTCTGGTTGCCATTTTGGCTCTACACCTTCAATTAGGTCTAGCCAGTTAAGCTGGTGGTCAAAAAGTTGAGTATCTAGGAATTGGCTTGAAAAGTCGGGGTAGCTTATATTCCTTAGGTCTGCTAGGTCTACCTTCACACCTTTACCCGCAAGGCGGGCCTTATCGGACTTTTCCTTAAAGTTGGCATCCTGCATTACCCATTGCCTAAATGCGGTATCTTGGCGACCCACAGCTGCCACAGCAGCGGTTATGGTTGCCCCTTGTTCCAATAGGGCTAATACTTTAGATTGGGCTTCATCCTTTGGTACATTCTGTATTCCAGGTTTTCTTCCCACTTGGTGTCCCTACTATAAACGCTCTTTTAACGGTTGGGTAAAACGGTAGAACTTACCCGCTTTATAACGATATATTATAATACATTATAAGAGATTCCGTAGTCCAACGGAGGAATCTCCGTATTGTATATCTTTTAATCTATACTATAGATAACCTGTTCAAATAGGTAAAACCGAACTTCGTTCGGGTATCTTTATTATAATTGAGCGTAAAATACTTATATAAGGGGGCTATATAATATAACAGCAATTTTTAATGGGACTATATAATATGTAATTGACTCGAGTTTAATAACCCTAGGGTCAAATAGGCTGATTGTTATTGCTTTCCAAATTGTCGACATATCGACATAGACCAACTAAGGCATTTATTCGAACATTTGTTCGAGTGTTGATTATCCACCGGACAATAAATAAATATTCCCCACGATACGAACATCTGTTCGAATGGCCAGCCTTGTCCGGAATCGTGTCCGGAATTGTCGACAAATAGACATGAGCCTAACCCTGACGGGTTAACCCGTTACCAAAAATAAACCTTCCAAATGGTAGGTAGATACCTTTTGAGATGATACAATTATCCTATCGGCAAAACCGCCGATACTTATCAAAGGACAAAAAATCATGACCGCAAAATCAGTAAAAAAAGAAGTAAAAATCACCGCTCCAAAAGTCACTTCCGCATGGGTTTCAACATGCAACACAACTGGCAAAGCAGATGCAGAAGTTAGCGCCTCAATCGTTGCACTAGCAACAGCGGTAAAAGAATCAGGCCTAAGTTTTGCAGATGCAAAAAAGGTAGTCAGAGCCTCAGGCATGACCTCGACCATAGTGTTGGAATCTCATATTGAAGGCCTGACCACTTGGCTAGTAATGAAGAAGGACAAGGCCTTCAGCGCCCTCTCTATACCTTCACAACTTGCACAAGCAACAGCCTCATATAAATTGCTAGGCAAAGACCTCGCACAATCTGGAAAGGCTCACAGCGTCATCAAGAAGGCAACAGCAGATGCACGCAAAGTTAAAGTTGCAAAGGCCAAAGAATCGCCAAAGGCATCAACGCCAAAGGCAAAGGCAACAAACGCACAAACCTTGCGCGAAATTGTCGGATATATCTCAGGCCTAGACCTCGAGACACTTACGGAATCAGAGCATGACACCTTCGCAGAATTGTGCGTGCTAATTGATGGCAAGGCTCAAATCTATAACATGGCCTAAACCTTCAGAGAATAGGCTCGACCCGAGAGGGTCGGGCTTATTTTTTTGCCCTCAATCCTGAGAGATTCCTGAGAATTACCTGAGAAATTTTTCAACACAAACATTTACCGCGCCCGACCAGCCGAGTGCTATGAAGATGAGCCCGAACCCGAACGATTTTCAGGCTAACGGGTTAACCCGTTGCGACACGCCAAACCTTCCGCGACTTGACTCATACCTTCCCATAGACTATAATAAGACTTGTCAGCGTGGGTTATGACCTTGCTGATACCGAAACTATATTGACGGGTTAACCCGTCAGAGAGCGAGTCGAAATGTTTAACCAACAGATACTCGAACAGATGATTGAAAGTAATCAAGTTCGAGAGAATAACCGAGAAGAAGCAGAGAAAAAAGAAGCCAGTAGAATTAAGCAACTTGCAGCGATTGAGTTTGCTAGGAGTTTCTCATGAATGAGCAAGAGTTATGGGATAAGTTGTATTCCCAAATGGATAAAGGCTTAATCACTTGGACTGAAATGATGAATGAATTGAGTCTTCAAGGCTTCAAGTTCGGTATCAACGAAGGGATAGCAAGATGAACGCCCTAGAACAATGGGTTTGGTGCGCTGAATGTCAAAAGCGTATGCCAGCAGAGATGTTTGCCTATGGACACGATTGTGAGGTGAGATAATGAACTCCACCGATTTTCCTGACTTCTTAACTGATGAGGAGATAGCCGAAATCATGTCGGTCGAAGAAGAATTTGGTGTAGATATGGACACCTTCGACGAAGATGATTTTGATGATGATGATGAGGATGATATAAGCATTTAGTGAATGAGAGCCTAGCCCTGATTTGGGTAGGGCATGGCAGGTAGTCCATACTGGTTGAGTGGTTCGCAGGTTCGATTCCTGCGGTGGACACGCAGTAGCAAATTGCTACGGCTAACGGGTTAACCCGTTGGGAATGGAAGGATATAAAATGAACCTGATAAATCTAGATGTGAGTGCGTGGGGTATCAGCCTCAACAGTTACTTTGGCGATATATTCCTATACTGGCGCACTATTTACCTAGCACTGGGCATTATTGCTATTCTGCTAGTTGCTAAGGCTATCCGCAAGAATAACAATAAGCGCAAAGAATCTGCCCTAGTGTCTGACCCAAGCGTTTGGGAGAACTAATCATGAAACTTACTGTTGATATACCCAATCTCCACCGCGTATTGAAAGATAGGCGTGGCGTAAGACTTAGCCTGAATGAGGCTCAGAAAATAACCTCAATGCTTCAATGGCTTAGAAACTCTAAAGCAGGGGAACATTACACCTTTGGAATAGAGTCAATAGAGCACATGGAAAATGTGATAGACGCCCAACTCTTTGATGGTCGCGTGTATTATCGCGGAAGTCTTGGGCTGTGGGTAGATAAGGTATTTATCCCACAAGAGTTTAGACATGGAAAATGGGTGAATAAATGAGTCCGACACAAACCATTTTCCTACTCGCCCTAATTGTAGGCTCCATTGCCCTGATAATCTTGGGTGATAAAAAGTGGTAGGCTTAGAACTGACTCCGCGTGAAGTGGAAGTGGTTCGCCTAGCACTGAGAGCGCAAGAAGGTGCTCACAAGCGTAACGATTTCCCAAACTTACGCGCAGAAGTGGAAAATCTGCGCTCTAAGGTAGCAGATGCGCTGATTGACAAGAACCTTAGCGTAGACTAGAATAAGACCTGTAACCAAGTAATAGCACTACCTAGCAACGGGTTAACCCGTTAGAATGAAAGGAAATGAAATGGAAGATGATGTAGTTCAATGCTCCATATGTAGCGTTGAAAGTGTCGAAGATGACTTCGTTCATCACTCTTCTGAGGATACTCTATTATGTAATGAGTGTCTTCAGGTGTGTAATAGATGTGATGATTTTGGAGATATAAATGACCCATTCTACGCTATTGATAATGAGATGTGGTGCAAATCATGCACCGAAAACCATGCTAGTTGGTGTGGTTCATGTGAAGAATATAGCGCCGAAACCTGTTACTATATAAGTGATAGGAGTGATAATTGGTGTCAAAGATGCACTGAAGATTATGCCACATGGTGTGAATGGTGTGATGAGTATAATCGTGATGGGTGCGACTCCTGTGATGATTCAGATGATGTTGATAATGATGGTGAGCGTTTAGTCCACGATTATTCATACCACCCTGACCCTATATTCCACAGCACTGAGGATAATGCTAGGCTCTTCTTCGGTATGGAGATAGAGGTAGAGGCTGTCGGAAACCGCAAAGATAGCGCCCAATATACCTATAATAGACTAGAGGTAGAGAACTCTCTCGCCTACCTAAAGAATGATAGTTCGCTGAACAATGGATTTGAGATAGTAACGCACCCTATGACCTATGACTTTTTTACAAATCAAGCCGATGAATTTTGGCTTACCCTAGATGAACTCAAGAATAAATATGGATTAAAATCTTGGTCTACTCGCACTTGTGGGCTACATATCCATATTTCACGCTCAGGATTTAGTGGTGGTGCGCACATGCACCGCTTCTTGAACCTTGTATATTCTAATCAAGAATTCTATGAGGCTATGGCTGGCCGTAGTTCTAGTAACTGGGCTAAGTTTGATGATGCCACAAAGTATAATCCTGATAAGAATAGTTGGGGCAAATCATTCGCTCACAAGTTGGGCGACCCGACACAAACCTCATCAGAACGCTACTCTGCGGTAAATACCAATAACAGGCACACGCTAGAGATGAGAATATGGAGAGGTAGCATAAATAGTAGCAATGCGAGAGGTGCTCTAGGCTTGGCTCACGCCAGCGTCGAATACACCCGAACTATGACACTACAAGAAGTAAAAGGTGATGCTCTGACTATGGAAAGATTCACCGAATATATCCGCGCCAATGAAGAACTATACAGCCACACAATCGCAAGAATGAGCAGATGCCTAACCAACAAC